TTATACGAATCCCTGCCAACCCTCGAGTACGTCCCGCAGGTAGATCATTTCTGCGCCTTGAGACAAACGCGACCCCGGAGACCTGGTGGCAGTAGGCGTTCGCGGGGTCGCCGAGCGCGTATTGCGTTCTTCGGACATCATCAGCGACCACTCCCGTGCGATGGCGCAGGTCAGCGCCCAGTACCGCATGCCGCAGGGCTCGATGTCGTAATTTTCTGGTGTGAAGAATCGATGTCCCTGAAAACCAAAACCGGCCCAAGGGCCGGTCAGGTCTACGCGCTCGTAGGTGTCAAAGGTCATTGTTCAGTCCGCTTCCTGTGGAGTGACCGGCAGTAATCGTGGTGCCGGTAGTCCTGCGCTGACGCTGCGCAGCGTGAAGTAGCCCAGGCACAGGGCCACCACACCTGCGAACGCTGCGGTCATCAGCTGGCCGACGCAGATGCCCAGGGCGATTTCCCACCAACGCCCATCTTGGTTGTTCTGCGGTCTGTAGCTCATACGGTCCCCAATGACGATGCTCCGGGATTGTAGGGGTGTAGGGGCACGCCCCTACGGATAACGCCTCACCCGCGCCGTGGACTTCGTGGCCCACGTGTACGCCGGACCACACGCGCTCTGTCGGCGAACCCCGCGCGATCCACCACTGATAACCGCATTTCACGCCTGCGCCGGAGTAGAGGGTCGGCAGGGATTCGTGTAAAACACAGCAAAAAGTGAGCTAGGGCCTGTTAACACATCCGAAGCCCATCAACGACCAGAACGAAGCTGAGGAAGCCAAGGAACATGACATCCAGCTTCTCGAAGCGCGTGAAAATCCGTCGGTAGCCCTTCAAGCGACGGAACAGCCTCTCCACTTCGTTGCGCCGCTTGTACATTTCCTTGTCGTACTCCAAGGATCGACCCGATTGGACTTGGGTGGAACCACCGGCACGAAGCCAAGATCGAGCGCCAACTGGCGGGTTTCATTGCCTTCGTAAGCGCGATCCATCAGCAGATGAACCGGCCGCTCCACTGGCCCCAGGTGTTCAAGCAACGCGCGGCCTGCGGGTGCGTCATGTGCGTTGCCAGGCGTCAATCCGAACGTGATGGCTGTTCGAGCATCTGCGGCAACCATATGAATTTTGGTGTTCCATCCGCCGCGCGATTTCCCGATGGATTGTGGGCCGTTTTTTTTAATGCGCCAGTGCCATCCGGATGCACCTTGATGCTGGTGGAGTCCAGCGAGACCGCTTCGATTTTGATGCGCACGATCTGGCAGGTCTGCAATTGGGCGAACATCCGGTCCAGCACACCGGACTTGGCCCAACGGTTAATGCGCGTGTACACCGTATGCCAGTTGCCAAAGCGCTCGGGCAGACCGCGCCATTTGCAGCCATGCTCTGCGACGTAAAGAAGGGCGTTGACTACCTGCAGGTTGGTCATGCTGACATTGCCGCGTTGCAAAGGTAGGCAATGCTCGATGAGTGCAAATTGTGCTGGCGTGATCTCCATGCCCAATAGTTTAATCGCTCGAGACATTAATGTTAACAGACCCTAACTTGCTGTCAGTAAAGGTTTCTTGCTCGAATCCCTGCCGCCCCTCAGATCGTCCCTCCGACTGAGCCTGACTGAGGCAATAGCTCCATCAACCATGCGAGCTCCTCTTCGTTGAATGCCGGGAAATCATCCGCTGCCCCTGCGAAGGGGGCCGCATCTTGTTCCCACAGCACGGTGCTGGACGCTGCCAGGTCGGCAGCGATGGGCGTACCAGGATCCGGGAGGCCGCCCCCGATCCTGGTACGCGGGCGTTTTACCCTCCAGCTGAGGGGCAAATGCAGCGCATCGCGCTGTTCGGGAACGCGTACCTCGAAAGATTGCTGTGCGGAGGGGCCGGTGACAGCACGATCCGATCGGGACCGTTTACGGCTGCTTGCCCGCGTCTGATCTCCCTCGTGCATTGGGCTGGGCGCATCAAGGTCACGCTCCAGCGAATCGGCGAATGCATGCAAAGACGCCTGATCCGGTGTTTGAGCTGAAGTAGGGGACGGTTTGGCCCTTTTCATCCCTGATGCCTGGAGGATACGGTCCCAACGCTGCGAGGCTGGGGGGAGCGTTCCGCAGCGGGCTTCGAATTCGGTGACGCCCACTCTGCGAAAGAGCTGTACCAACCCGTGCCTGCTCATCCCGAACTGCGTCATGGCGTCATCGAATGCTTGCGCTGGGTGGGAGTGGCTCTGGAAAAAACCAAGCACGCGCACCACGTGCGCGGTCGGCAACGCGATGGGACGTGCGTTCGGGAGGTCGGCAACGCGATGGGACGTGCGTTCGGGAGGTCGGCAACGCGATGGGACGTGCGTTCGGGAATGCGGCGATTGATTCTTTTGATCAATTCCGGCGCGTGCGGCAATCCCTTTTTCACTGCATCCAGGGCAGGACGTCCGCCGAGGCAGGCCAAGGCGACGAGGTGGTCGTTGGTCAACGCGGCCAACGCCGGATCAGGGCAAGATAACTGGGCAACAATGCTCTCCAGCGCCTGCTTGCCGCCGCCATTGCTGGCGATGGCCACCACCTGGTCCGGGGTCAGGCCATGGTCCTGGCACAGCACCGGCAACAGCCGCTGCACCGTCTCCAGCGCCTGCTTGCCGCCGTTATTGTTGGCGATGGCCACCACCTGGGCCGGGGTCAGGCCATGGTCCTGGCACAGCACCGGCAACAGCCGCTGCACCGTCTCCAGCGCCTGCTTGCCGCCAATATTGCTGGCGATGGCCACCACCTGGTCCAGGGTCAGGCCATGGTCCTGGCACAGCACCGGCAACAGCCGCTGCACCGTCTCCAGCGCCTGCTTGCCGCCATCGTGGCTGGCGATGGCCACGACCTGGTCCGGGGTCAGGCCATGGTCCTGGCACAGCACCGGCAACAGCCGCTGCACCGTCTCCAGCGCCTGCTTGCCGCCATCGTGGCTGGCGATGGCCACCACCTGGTCCGGGGTCAGGCCATGGTCCTGGCACAGCACCGGCAACAGCCGCTGCACTGTCTCCAGCGCCTGCTTGCCGCCGCCATGGCTGGCGATGGCCACCACCTGGTCCGGGGTCAGGCCATGGTCCTGGCACAGCACCGGCAACAGCCGCTGCACCGTCTCCAGCGCCTGCTTGCCGCCATCGTGGCTGGCGATGGCCACCACCTGGTCCGGGGTCAGGCCATGGTCCTGGCACAGCACCGGCAACAGCCGCTGCACCGTCTCCAGCGCCTGCTTGCCGCCGCCATTGCTGGCGATGGCCACGACCTGGTCCGGGGTCAGGCCATGGGCCTGGCACAGCACCGGCAACAGCCGCTGCACCGTCTCCAGCGCCTGCTTGCCGCCGCCATGGCTGGCGATGGCCACCACCTGCGCCGGGGTCAGGCCATGGTCCTGGCACAGCACCGGCAACAGCCGTTGCACCGTCTCCAGCGCCTGCTTGCCGCCGCCATTGCTGGCGATGGCCACGACCTGGTCCGGGGTCAGGCCATGGGCCTGGCACAGCACCGGCAACAGCCGTTGCACCGTCTCCAGCGCCTGCTTGCCGCCGTTATTGTTGGCGATGGCCACGACCTGGTCCGGGGTCAGGCCATGGTCCTGGCACAGCACCGGCAACAGCCGCTGCACCGTCTCCAGCGCCTGCTTGCCGCCATCGTGGCTGGCGATGGCCACCACATGGTCCGGGGTCAGGCCATGGGCCTGGCACAGCACCGGCAACAGCCGTTGCACCGTCTCCAGCGCCTGCTTGCCGCCGCCATTGCTGGCGATGGCCACGACCTGGTCCGGGGTCAGGCCATGGTCCTGGCACAGCACCGGCAACAGCCGCTGCACCGTCTCCAGCGCCTGCTTGCCGCCACTATTGCTGGCGATGGCCACCACCTGGTCCGGGGTCAGGCCATGGTCCTGGCACAGCACCGGCAACAGCCGCTGCACCGTCTCCAGCGCCTGCTTGCCGCCATCGTGGCTGGCGAGGGCCACCACTTGGGCCGGGGTCAGGCCATGGGCCTGGCACAGCACCGGCAACAGCCGCTGCAGCGTCTCCAGCGCCTGCTTGCCGCCGCCATGGCTGGCGATGGCCACCACCTGGTCCGGGGTCAGGCCATGGTCCTGGCACAGCACCGGCAACAGCCGTTGCAGCGTCTCCAGCGCCTGCTTGCCGCCGCCATGGCTGGCGATGGCCACCACCTGGTCCGGGGTCAGGCCATGGTCCTGGCACAGCACCGGCAACAGCCGCTGCACCGTCTCCAGCGCCTGCTTGCCGCCACTATTGCTGGCGATGGCCACCACCTGGTCCGGGGTCAGGCCATGGTCCTGGCACAGCACCGGCAACAGCCGCTGCAGCGTCTCCAGCGCCTGCTTGCCGCCGCCATGGCTGGCGATGGCCACGACCTGGTCCGGGGTCAGGCCATGGGCCTGGCACAGCACCGGCAACAGCCGCTGTACCGTCTCCAGCGCCTGGTTGCCGCCAATATTGCTGGCGATGGCCACCACTTGGTCCGGGGTCAGGTTCAGGGGGGCACCCGTCAGTGCATTGCGCCATGCATGCACTGCCTCCACTGCGGTCACGCCGCCACGTTTTGCAATCTTGAGAAGTTGGCCTGTGTCCAACTGTAACGGCGGACCTCTCAACTCCCCGCCTTCGTGAGCAAGGCCTCCAGGGCGCGTGCGCCGGACCACTGTTTGCCGACGCCAACGATGTCTTCGTGTGTCGCCTCTGGCAACGCCCTGATTATGTCCTGATACGTGACAGCAACGGTCCCTAACGCTGCCGGGTGTTGGCTGAGCGCAACGATGTGCGCGTGTGTAAACCCATGGCCCACCAGTGCCTCGTGGTGCTGCGCCACTGTCGAACGCACCTTCGGTTTGATCTTCTCTTGCTGCTGCTGACTGTAGCCGAGCGTGCGTAGATCCACCTGCGCGGCCGGCGAAGCGTCGGAGGGTTGCGCCGCACGCCGTCGCGGGGCCGGCTTGGCGCGCGGCGGCCGCGCGGCAGTGACAGCGACACGCACGGTGGGTGGCGGGTCATCGGCTGCACGCAGACCCGATTGCACCTCATCGCACTCTGCTGGGGCAGCCGCTGTATGCGGCGTGCCGACGGCAGGCATCGAATCAAGAAGCGATGTATCAAGAAGCGACGGATCGAACTGACGGAGCAGATCGCTGAAGCTGCCCGCCGAGAACGCAGGCGAGGGCGCAGGGGGAGATGGCAGCCGGGTCCGGGACATCGTCCGCCGAGCGGGCAAGCCATCCAGGGGCCGCCATCAGGCGGAGCCCCCCCCGATCTGCAGTCGGCTGAACCCTATCCGGTTGGGGTCCGGGCAGAAGCTCGCGGGCAGGACTTGGCGTGCGCGAACGAATGGGATCCATCAGGCATACCTCTTTACATGGTCGCCTCCAGACTAGCGGTCTGTGGTCCCTACATAGCTTCCCAGGCCGCATGGCAGTACACAACTTCGGGTGATCCTGGCAACCCTCGACGACCAGGGTGAGGCGCAGACATGAAGGCGATCCCGGACCCGCATGGAGGATCGGCAGAGGGTTGTGAGAAATTTCTGTGCTGACAGCGAGTGAACCCACTTTTGGCTGTTTTTTATACGAATCCCTGCCAACCCTCGAGTACGTCCCGCAGGTAGATCATTTCTGCGCCTTGAGACAAACGCGACCCCGGAGACCTGGTGGCAGTAGGCGTTCGCGGGGTCGCCGAGCGCGTATTGCGTTCTTCGGACATCAGCAGCGACCACTCCCGTGCGATGGCGCAGGTCAGCGCCCAGTACCGCATGCCGCAGGGCTCGATGTCGTAATTTTCTGGTGTGAAGAATCGATGTCCCTGAAAACCAAAACCGGCCCAAGGGCCGGTCAGGTCTACGCGCTCGTAGGTGTCAAAGGTCATTGTTCAGTCCGCTTCCTGTGGAGTGACCGGCAGTAATCGTGGTGCCGGTAGTCCTGCGCTGACGCTGCGCAGCGTGAAGTAGCCCAGGCACAGGGCCACCACACCTGCGAACGCTGCGGTCATCAGCTGGCCGACGCAGATGCCCAGGGCGATTTCCCACCAACGCCCATCTTGGTTGTTCTGCGGTCTGTAGCTCATACGGTCCCCAATGACGATGCTCCGGGATTGTAGGGGTGTAGGGGCATCGCCCCTACGGATAACGCCTCACCCGCGCCGTGGACTTCGTGGCCCACGTGTACGCCGGACCACACGCGCTCTGTCGGCGAACCCCGCGCGATCCACCACTGATAACCGCATTTCACGCCTGCGCTGGAGTAGAGGGTCGGCAGGGATTCGTGTAAAACACAGCCAAAAGTGAGCTAACTTGCTGTCAGTAAAGGTTTCTTACTCGAATCCCTGCCGCCCCTCAGATCGTCCCTCCAACTGAGCCTGACTGAGGCAATAGCTCCATCAACCATGCGAGCTCCTCTTCGTTGAATGCCGGGAAATCATCCGCTGCCCCTGCGAAGGGGGCCGCATCTTGTTCCCACATCACGGTGCTGGACGCTGCCAGGTCGGCAGCGATGGGCGTACCAGGATCCGGGAGGCCGCCCCCGATCCTGGTACGCGGGCGTTTTACCCTCCAGCTGAGGGGCAAATGCAGCGCATCGTGCTGTTCGGGAACGCGCACCTCGAAAGATTGCTGTGTGGAGGGGCCGGTGACAGCACGATCCGATCGGGACCGTTTACGGCTGCTTGCCCGCGTCTGATCTCCCTCGTGCATTGGGCTGGGCGCATCAAGGTCACGCTCCAGCGAATCGGCGAATGCATGCAAAGACGCCTGATCCGGTGTTTGAGCTGAAGTAGGGGACGGTTTGGCCCTTTTCATCCCTGATGCCTGGAGGATACGGTCCCAACGCTGCGAGGCTGGGGGAGCGTTCCGCAGCGGGCTTCGAGTTCGGTGACGCCCACTCTGCGAAAGAGCTGTACCAACCCGTGCCTGCTCATCCCGAACTGCGTCATGGCGTCATCGAATGCTTGCGCTGGGTGGGAGTGGCTCTGGAAAAAACCAAGCACGCGAACCACGTGCGCGAGGTCGGCAACGCGATGGGACGTGCGTTCGGGAATACGGCGATTGATTCTTCTGATCAATTCCGGCGCGTGCGGCAATCCCTTTTTCACTGCATCCAGGGCAGGACGTCCGCCGAGGCAGGCCAAGGCGACGAGGTGGTCGTTGGTCAACGCGGCCAACGCCGGATCAGGGCGAGATAACTGGGCAACAATGCTCTCCAGCGCCTGCTTGCCGCCGCCATTGCTGGCGATGGCCACCACCTGGTCCGGGGTCAGGCCATGGTCCTGGCACAGCACCGGCAACAGCCGCTGCACCGTCTCCAGCGCCTGCTTGCCGCCATCGTGGCTGGCGATGGCCACGACCTGGTCCGGGGTCAGGCCATGGGCCTGGCACAGCACCGGCAACAGCCGCTGCACCGTCTCCAGCGCCTGCTTGCCGCCGCCATTGCTGGCGATGGCCACGACCTGGTCCGGGGTCAGGCCATGGGCCTGGCACAGCACCGGCAACAGCCGCTGCACCGTCTCCAGCGCCTGCTTGCCGCCATCGTGGCTGGCGATGGCCACGACCTGGTCCGGGGTCAGGCCATGGGCCTGGCACAGCACCGGCAACAGCCGCTGCACCGTCTCCAGCGCCTGCTTGCCGCCATCGTGGCTGGCGATGGCCACCACCTGGTCCGGGGTCAGGCCATGGGCCTGGCACAGCACCGGCAACAGCCGCTGCACCGTCGCCAGCGCCTGCTTGCCGCCGTTATTGTTGGCGATGGCCACCACCTGGTCCGGGGTCAGGCCATGGGCCTGGCACAGCACCGGCAACAGCCGCTGCACCGTCTCCAGCGCCTGCTTGCCGCCGTTATTGTTGGCGATGGCCACCACCTGGTCCGGGGTCAGGCCATGGTCCTGGCACAGCACCGGCAACAGCCGTTGCACCGTCTCCAGCGCCTGCTTGCCGCCGCCATTACTGGCGATGGCCACCACCTGGTCCGGGGTCAGGCCATGGTCCTGGCACAGCACCGGCAACAGGCGCTGCACCGTCTCCAGCGCCTGCTTGCCGCCATGGCTGGCGATGGCCACGACCTGGTCCGGGGTCAGGCCATGGTCCTGGCACAGCACCGGCAACAGCCGCTGCACCGTCTCCAGCGCCTGCTTGCCGCCATCGTGGCTGGCGATGGCCACCACCTGGTCCGGACTCAGGCCATGGTCCTGGCACAGCACCGGCAACAGGCGCTGCACCGTCTCCAGCGCCTGCTTGCCGCCGTTATTGTTGGCGATGGCCACCACTTGGTCCGGGGTCAGGCCATGGGCCTGGCACAGCACTGGCAACAGCCGCTGCACCGTCTCCAGCGCCTGCTTGCCGCCACTATTGCTGGCGATGGCCACCACTTGGTCCGGGGTCAGGCCATGGGCCTGGCACAGCACCGGCAACAGCCGCTGCACCGTCTCCAGCGCCTGCTTGCCGCCGCCATGGCTGGCGATGGCCACGACCTGGTCTGGGGTCAGGCCATGGGCCTGGCACAGCACCGGCAACAGCCGCTGCACCGTCTCCAGCGCCTGCTTGCCGCCATCGTGGCTGGCGATGGCCACCACCTGGTCCGGGGTCAGGCCATGGTCCTGGCACAGCACCGGCAACAGCCGCTGCACCGTCTCCAGCGCCTGCTTGCCGCCACTATTGCTGGCGATGGCCACCACTTGGTCCGGGGTCAGGCCATGGGCCTGGCACAGCACCGGCAACAGGCGCTGCACCGTCTCCAGCGCCTGCTTGCCGCCAATATTGCTGGCGATGGCCACCACTTGGTCCGGGTCAGGTTCAGGGGGGCACCCGTCAGTGCATTGCGCCATGCATGCACTGCCTCCACTGCGGTCACGCCGCCACGTTTTGCAATCTTGAGAAGTTGGCCTGTGTCCAACTGTAACGGCGGACCTCTCAACTCCCCCGCCTCCGTGAGCAAGGCCTCCAGGGCGCGTGCGCCGGACCACTGTTTGCCGACGCCAACGATGTCTTCGTGTGTCGCCTCTGGCAACGCCCTGATTATGTCCTGATACGTGACAGCAACGGTCCCTAACGCTGCCGGGTGTTGGCTGAGCGCAACGATGTGCGCGTGTGTAAACCCATGGCCCACCAGTGCCTCGTGGTGCTGCGCCACTGTCGAACGCACCTTCGGTTTGATCTTCTCTTGCTGCTGCTGACTGTAGCCGAGCGTGCGTAGATCCACCTGCGCGGCCGGCGAAGCGTCGGAGGGTTGCGCCGCACGCCGTCGCGGGGCCGGCTTGGCGCGCGGCGGCCGCGCGGCAGTGACAGCGACACGCACGGTGGGTGGCGGGTCATCGGCTGCACGCAGACCCGATTGCATCTCATCCCACTCTGCTGGGGCAGCCGCTGTATGCGGCGTGCCGACGGCAGGCATCGAATCAAGAAGCGATGTATCGACTTGACGGAGTAGATCGCTGAAGCTGCCCGCCGGGAACGCAGGCGAGGGCGCAGGGGGAGATGGCAGCCGGGTCCGGGACATCGTCCGCCGAGCGGGCAAGCCATCCAGGGGGCCGCCATCAGGCGGAGCCCCCCCCCGATCTGCAGTCGGCTGAACCCTATCCGGTTGGGGTCCGGGCAGAAGCTCGCGGGCAGGACTTGGCGTACGCGAACGAATGGGATCCATCAGGCATACCTCTTTACATGGTCGCCTCCAGACTAGCGGTCTGTGGTCCCTACATAGCTTCCGAGGCCGCATGGCAGTACACAACTTCGGGTGATCCTGGCAACCCTCGACGACCAGGGTGAGGCGCAGACATGAAGGCGATCCCGGACCCGCATGGAGGATCGGCAGAGGGTTGTGAGAAATTTCTGTGCTGACAGCGAGTTAACCCACTTTTGGCTGTTTTTTTACACGAATCCCTGCCAACCCTCTAGAACATCTCGATCTCGATCTCGGCGCGTGCGCCGTGGCGACATCTCCTGCTGAACGGGCACTAGACCTTCCAGAGTAACGGCAACTTGATCGATCTGGGTGCGCTCGTGGCGGGGTTGGAATTGGGGTGAGGGGGGGCGGAATTTTCCGGGGTTCCGGCTTACATCCCCCAAAAGTGAGTTGACTCGCTGTCAGTGAAGGTCTTTGACACGAATCCCCGCCGCCCCTTAATCCTGCCGGGCACGATGGCGCCAGCCGGGCGGCTGACGCCATCGTCCGGCTCAACGGGCCTCGATTGCCCCCAGGTCCGGTGCAAGCCCGTTGAAGGGCTCACCGGTATCGGCGCCGGCGTCGATCAACGCGCTGCCCGGTGCCAGGGTGGCGAAGGTGATGATGGGTAGGTCGCCGTTGGCCTGGCGCGGACGCATGAGCTGGCTCTCGTCCAGGCTGACGAAATCGCCCGCACTGACCACAAGGAGAAGATTGAACGAATTGCGGCCGATATCGTTCTCGCTCGCAGACCCCAGGTTGATCATTTCGATGCGCGTTCCGAATCCCAGGTTATTGGCCAGATGGTGGTCGTATCCCGACACGTCAGTGACGTTGTTGCTCAGGGTGGACTGCATGTCGTAGTTGGCGCGGCCGTTCTTGATCGATGTGTTGCTGATCCACTCCTGCCCACCTATGTGGTGATTGGCGTAGAGGCCGTTGGATCGATTGCCCACTGCCGGATTGAACTGCACGATATGGCGCGGCACCGGCTTGGGATAATCGCTTCCGTTGCGGCCGTAGCCGCCTGCCTTGAAGCCTGCGCCATTGCCCAGCGGGGTGAATGCGCTGTGTACCCGTTGTAGAACGACCAGTTGTGTTGCAGGGTGACTGCGGCAGCGGCATTGATCAGGTCGAAGGGCGGTCTCAAGAGTCAAGTGCAACACCTCGAGAGACCTGCTGTTAGCGCAACGTATGGACGGACAGCCCAGCAGGCCATTGATTGTGCAAAAGTTACGTGAGCCAGTGTTTTGAGAGAAAACGCGGGTCTGCAGTGGAGAAAAGTGTTGCACTTGGAACTTGAGTCGGCCTTCCCTCGAGCGTTGCTCGCTTGATGTCTACGCCACCTGGCAGGCCCAGGGTGGGGCGCAACGAGCCATGCCCGTGCGGCAGTGGCAAGAAGGCCAAGCAATGCCATCCGGAGTGGACCTAAATCCTGACGCGTCACGAAATGCCGGGGATGCCCTATGAAGCGCCAATGGCGCATGGATGCGCCGCTCTGCACTTAGCGGCTGGAGCCGCGCAAGAGTGCGGGCCAGCGTCGGGCAGCCACCCGACCGCTGACCCGTTTTTCACTGCCTATCAGGGCAATTCTTGCCGGTGGCAGCAACCACCGGCAACACTCAGGGCCGCGTTGGAGGCGGCACGCATATGAAACCACAGAACCAGACTGAACATAATATACAGACTACGCGCGTTTCCGATTTCGGTTCAGCCGATTTAGCTTTCGCAATCAATGGGTTAGAAGCTAATCCCACTGCGCATAAAATTGTTGCGGCTGTCATACCCAATCGCTTGTAAAGCTTTGCCCATTCGCGCCCTAGCTCTCCCTGATCTTGCTCTGAATGGATCAGCAGCAGCCATGGCCCTGGGTCTTGTCCCGCTATTCGTGCGAGTTGCTGTATGCGCTCGTCTGGTATCGGTTTGTTCCCAAGCTTCCACTGGCTGAGCGCACCACTCGATATCCCCATCTGCTCGGCAAGCCCTCGCAAACTACCCCTTAACGAACGCTGAATGGCTAGTTCAACCAGCGTATCTACGTGCATTTTCGCTCTCCGAAAGGTATGCATTGCATACCAAATAGGATACGCTGCAAGTGCATTCCGAAGGGTATGCAGCCCGCCCCCGGTCCCGCCCGGTGCCGGCGTGGCGGGATCTACCGGGCACCGGGCAGGGGAGCACTACCATGGAATTTCAGGTTCAGTACCGCGACGGTCGCCGCTGGGTGGTCCTCGCGTCGCATCCGACCCGTAATGCAGCGCGTGACGATGCCGCTGCTCGCATTGCCTTTTTGGTCGCCGATGGTTGCAAGTATTGCGATTTAGTCCGCGATTTCCGCGTTCGTGGTGTCACCGTCGCGGAGGCCGCCTAATGGCACTGTCGACTGACACAAACGCACTTGCATTGCTCAGCGCTTCCTCGCTGACAGTTGGCTTCGGCCTTCTTCGCGTAGTCATCTGGATTCTTGACCATCGCGCCGATGCCTTACTTCGCGCGCACCGCGAACAGGTTTTCATCATCGAAAGCTACGTTTCCCTGGTCGCCAACGCGAAGCGCGAGGTTCGACATGCATAACCTCGACTGGTCCCAGTTCACGGTCTTTGATCATCTCATTGCGTGCTTGATGATCGCCGGGTTCGTCCTCTTCGCTGTTTTCGTACCCCTCGCATTGGTCTCGGCATTTGTCACCTTCGTTCGTGAGTGTGACCTGTGAGGCCGCTTCTCGCCCTTTGCCTACCCTTTTCACCGGTCGCAGCCTGCAATCAGACTGGTGCAGGCCCGGCGGAACCGGGTGGCCCGAGCAGTAACACGGGCCAAAAGTCTCAGACCCTCGAAGGTCTCTCGAAGCCGATTATCGATTTCTGCACTTTGGTTTTTGACACCGACAAGGCGATCAAGCTGCTCAAGCGCATGAACGGCCAGCAGATCGTCGCCTACGTCTTCGGGACATCTGGGAGCATCGTTGCTGGCCCCCTGCAGGAGCGGTTGTGGAACTTCAAGTACCAGCGCAGCGCCACGCTGATCGATGAAACCTCAAGCGTGTGTGGTCGTATTGGTGTCGCTGATACTGGCGAGGTCTGCATCAGCCTGACAGGGCAGGGCTGTAGCCAGGTTCCCAGTTGGCCGTATGTAGAGCGCATTGCCCAGGACCTCGGCGCACATTTGACCCGTGTCGATATCGCCATCGATGACCACGCTGGCAAGTGGTTCGATGTGCAGCAGTTCCGCGACGCCTACCACGATGGCGCCTTCACCATGAACGGCCGACCGCCTCACGCCAAGCACATCAGCGACGAGGGCAACGCCAAGGGTTGCAGCTTCTACGTTGGCCAGAAGGGTCACAAAGAGCTGTGCATTTACGAGAAGGGCAAGCAGCTCGGCGACCCTGACAGCGACTGGACACGCTGTGAATTGCGTCTGTACGCCAAGCGCATCGATCTGCCGCTGGGCGCTCTGGTCGATCCGGGTAAGTACTTCGCGGGTGCGTACACGGTGCTTGCCGACCTTGTCATTGGCGAACTGACGCGCCTGCAGCTCAAGGAGCGCATGGTCAATCCGTCCGTCAAAGCCATGGTCGATTTCATCGACACCCAGGCGGGCAGTGCCCTGCGTGTTCTGTGGAACGCGCTCAACACGCGCAGCCACGAATATGCGGTTGCCGTGCTGGATCGATATCTCACGCACGACGGTGTACCGGGGCGTTTCAAGAACCTGCAACAGCTCGATCTGGAGATACGAATCTCCAACCAGTTGGATGAGCTGTTCCCGGAGTGCGCCGACTGAAATTCGCTGCGCGTCGTTATGGCCACCGACGTGGGTAACAGCAAATGTGGTCAAGAGAATCTCCCGGATCGTCGGGATCAATCAAACCTAAAAAGGGTTACACCATGAGCGCAATCAAGGTCACAGTGTTGAATAGCGAAGTCGATGAGCGTGGCGGCACGTTCGAAGATGACAAGGGCAAGGAGCGCAGCTACACCACGCGCAAGCAGAAATGCCGCCTTGAGGTGGATGGGTTCGTGTATCCCTACGAGGCACGGTTGGAAGACGGTCAGAACCCGTTCGCACCTGGTGAATACGAGTTGGATGTTGCCGGCATGCTGCAAGTCAACAAGGGCAACATCGCGCTGGGCAAGTTCGCCAAGCTCAAGCCCCGGCAGCCATCTTCCCCGCGCGCGGCGGCTTAAGTCATGGCCGTGTGCGTATCGCTGCAAGCAGATGGCACGTTGAACCGCGCTGACAAAGCCAACATCGCCTTGGGCAAGTTTGCCAAGCTGAAGCCCAAGTCCGCGCAGCGCCAGGCAGCGTAATGCATGTCTACGCCTGAGCCGCTCTACGTCGTCGGTTGCGCTGCGCAAAACATGCAGCAGGACGGTACGTGTTCGGTTCCTGTGTGGATGCCGTACCACCAGCCAGTTCTTCCGCCCCTGGATCTGGCCGATGGAACTATTGTCGCGTTTGCCATCATTTCGATGTGGGCGATAGGGGTTAAAGCGCGTCTCGTATTCCGCGCGGCGCGTGTAGGGGTCTACTGATATGGAGAGAGAGTTATGAAGAACGTTGTCAATGCTGCACGTCGTTTTGCTTCCACCACCACCGCCAAGGTCGGTGCTGGTGCGTCCACGCTGCTCGCATCGGGTGCCGCATTCGCGGCCGATTCTGCATCGCCCGGTGCTGCCATTGCCGGCGAGTTGTCCGGTGGCAAGACCGATATGGGGTTGGTCATCGCCGCCTGCGCCATCCTCATTGGTGTCGCGATTGTGTGGGCTTACATCAAGCGCGTGAAGTAAGCGCCGGGTCGTGTTGTATCACAAGGGGCGCGCGGAAACGTTCGCCCCTTTTTTCTAGGTGAAAGGGGGGAGTTATGGGTTACTTCGTACTGATTGGATTGCTCGGCTGCGCTTGGCTCGCATTCGAGGGCATGTGATGCGCTGGCTCGCGCGCGTGTTTGCATCTGCAGTCGCTCGGCGCTGTGCTTACGTCATCGTTGCATTCTTGTTCGCTGCGCTCGGCGTGGACAATGCGCGTGCGGAGGACGTTCCACCTTGTACCGCGACTAGCAGTCCGCTTTGTTCGCAAGGTCAGGCGTATTCCTTGGCTGCTGCTGATGCTAGCGCTGATCGGTATTGCACGACAGTTGGTTCATGGTCCATGCTGAGCTATCAGGTTTACTTGGATGGCGGAAATCGCTACGGCGTTGAGGTGCGTTGTCGACGAAAAGAGGATAGTTTCGAGACAGGCTTTCGTAATAGCCGGCGTTGGATGTTCGACCCGTCCAAGACATGCCAGGCGAGTCCATCAGCAATCACACAGTTTCTTCCGCTTAATGGCTCTAGCCAATGCTGGAACGGTTGCGAAGTGAAGTACCGCCAGAACGGTGACGATGAGACCAGCACTCGCAGTCCTACTGGTGCGCTGTGCGACCCTGACTACAAAAAAAATTGCCCTGTAGGTACGTTCTGGAATGGTTACATGGGTGTGTGTCAGCCCATCGAGCCAAGTTGCCCCGAAGGTCAGGTGAAGCAAGACGGTGTATGCAAGCCTGAGAACAAATGCCCACAAGGCATGATTGCTGTGCAAGCGTCAACGCCTGGTGCAGTCGCGCAGGGATCGCTTTATTGCGCACCTGAAAAAGAGGAATGCCCGCCAGGCACCATCATGTCGCCTGCCGGCAAATGCCTGCCAGGGGAGGGTCAGTGCGCGAAGGGTGAAGCACCCGGCAAGGATGGCACCTGCAAACAAGACAAGGATGGTGACGGCAAGGGTGATGAGGACGGCGGCGACGATGGCGGCAAAGGCGAAAAAGACGAAGCATCTGGTGGTGATGATTGCGAGACACCGCCCAGCTGTAGTGGCAATGCCATTCAATGTATACAGGTGAAAATTCAGTGGCGCATCGACTGCAATACGCGGCGCAGTCAGAACATCAGCGGCGGTAGTTGCGATGCTGTACCTGTATGCACCGGTAATGCCTGCGATGCGATGGAATACGCGCAGTTGATGCAGCAGTGGCGCTCAACGTGTGCACTCGAAAAGCTCGCCAAGGGTACCAACGCAAGCGGTAGTTCAACTGACAAGAATGGTAACGGCGTTGCCGATGCTCTTGAGGGCAGCGGCAATGTCACCGATCCAGGTGATGGAAAATCTGATATTGATGGCGCAAAGAAATTCGGTATCGGCGTGTCAACATCGAAGCTTGATACCGAAAACATTTTTGGCAATTCGTCATGCCCGCAGCCGCCAAGTTTTACCATCAAGGGCACTACGATCAATGGCGCTGATTTCCCATATTTCTGTCAGGCCGCTGCGATCTTGCGCGCCCTGATTCTGATGTATGGCGCATATCTGGCAATCCGAATTTTAATGGGCTGGGGGTTCTGACATGGGCATGGTCTGGGAGTGGATCACTAAGGGTGTTCTCTTTTTGCTTGGCAAGCTGAAGGATGTTGCTGCAGGAATTGTCGGCAAGATCCTCGGTACGTTTGGTTTGACGCTTGTGTCATTTGAGGCCGTTCTTCCGAGGCTGAAAGAATTCATCACGACCAACATCTCTGGCCTTGATGGTCCCGCAGGTCAGATGCTTGGTTACCTTGGCATCGGTACAGCGATGTCTATGGTGCTCTCTGCGCTCACGGTGCGCATGGCGTGGAAAGTCTTCCTCGTACCCAAAAGCGTGGCTGATACCTTGGGAGCGAACCAATGATCTATTGGTTCACGGGTCAGCCTGGTCATGGCAAGACGCTGCATGCCATCGAAAAATTGCTTGAGTACAAGGATCAGGGCCGCATGACGTTTGCGTGCAATATCCGCGAATTCGACTACGCAAAAACGGGCGTTCTTGAGATGACGCCACAGCAGTTCTGCGACTGGCCTAATTTTTTGCCCGATGGCGCTGTCGCCTTGGTCGATGAAGCCTACGAACACAGCATGTTGCCTAAGCGCCCCCCTGGTTCCAGGGTGCCGCATCACGTCGAGCAACTTGCAAAGCATCGGCATCGCGGTCTTGATTTCATCTTCGTTAGCCAATCGCCTGACAAGCAATGCGATCAGTTCGTGCATGATCTGATCGAACGCCATGTACATGTGCGTCGTCGTTTTGGTACCCAGTTCGTGCACTTGCGCGAATTTGATCGATTTGAGTCTCGCCCAGAGAAGGCTAACCCGCTCATTGTCAGGCGCAAGAAGCTGCCCACGCGTCCCATGGGCACCTACAAGTCAACCGAGCTTGACACCACTGAGCGAAAGATTCCTTGGTACTACATTGCGCTGCCTATCTTCTTGGTGGCGGCAATTGTGATGATGTATGTCGCGTTTGGCAGGATGGGAAACAGACTAGGTGGCGAGGCGATAACGCCAGAGACAAACGCCGCGCAGTCGCAAGCTGTCCCACGCGACGGAGCGTCAGCGACGGCGCGCGGGACAGCGCAGCCCGCCAAGGCGATGACTTCTGCCGAATACGCCAAGCGATTCTTGCCGCGTATCCCGTCCGAGCCGTGGAGCGCACCCGCATATGACGACAAGTTGTCGCTTCCGAGTGAGCCGCCGCGGTTGTTTTGCATGTCTTCGCTCACTGGTAACAACGCCAGCGGTGACCGTATCGGCCCCACTTGTACATGTCTGACAGAGCAGGGCACGCAGTATGTGCTGGATCAGCAAACATGCCGCTATATCGCCCGGCGCGGCCAGTACGAGCCATATCGCGCACGCCGCGATGATCGCTATGTTGATGGCCCAACACAGATTGATCGTGGTCTAGATAGCATCGCCGAGCGAGGGCATGGCGTCACAAGCATTGATCGTGGTAACCGTCATCAGGGCACGTTCCCCGAGTCTCCCGGCTACACCACGTCCACTAGCGTGCCGTCCACAGGCATTCAGCTATGAACAGCATCGACCACCCTGGCCCATTTGCGTCTCCCTGTCCTAGTCCTTCTGGCCATGACGCTTCTGTGTCTCTACAACGGCAATGCCTGGGCACTCCTTGCGATTCCTCTCATCGAGGATGGGCATCGCAATTGGAAGCTTCCCCGCTTCCGGTGGGCGTTTTATGCCTATTACGTCGCGCACCTGGCCGTTTTCTGCCTTCTCAAAGAAAATTTGCTATCCTGA